TCACGCCGAGGCGCTATACGCGGCGATTGACGAGCGAGCGGAATCCTCGCCGATTCTCTCGGCGAGGGGTTAACAGCGGAGGACACGGGACTCGAACCCGCAACGGTTTTCACCGCGCCTCAGTTCCAGTGAGGGTGCTTTCCAATTCGCCTATCCTCCGTTTTTTTGACAAGTCAGGTCAAAACGATTTGAGTTTCGGGCTTGACGCGGTCGAAAAAGGTCTCCTATAGTCAGTAACGGTGAGTCGAGCGGTGATTGATCCGCGAGATTTTCGAGACCATACGTTTTCGAGCGTTATCGGTCTCAGTTCCAGTGAGGCCTATCGGTTGATCCGGCGCGCTCAGGCGTCGTTTTCCCGCGTTCGAGGTCTCTCCGGATCCTCGGAAATCTCGTCGTTCAGTTGTTCGAACGCTCGCCAGGTGATTTTTTGGGTGAGCATGAACGGAGAGGGTTCGGATGCCGACGAAATGGATTTCCGTAGATTTTGAGCGACCAGAGCGAGGCGAGGTCGTTTTCGGGACAAACGGAGTAAAACGCGACCAGAGGTTCCCGGTCGCGGTTCTCTACACCGGACGCCGGTTCCTCGGCGTCTCGGCGAACGACGCCGGGAAAGTTTACGACTCGATCCGGTTTTGGTTTCCTCGCGAGGCGCTCCCCGAGGTTCCCGTTCTGCCTGGTTGCTATTCGCTCGACTCGCTCGGCGATACGACGAACCTCCTCCTCTCGATCTCCGAGAGCGAGCTCGGTTTGTCGGATTCCTGGGTCAACTATCGCCACAAAAAAGCCAAAGCGTTTTTCTCCTGGGTTCCAGGCGAGACGCGGCTCGAGGTCGAACCGGTTTCGCTCGTCGCCGAGTTGAACGTTTGGGAGGACTTCGATTTTCTCCCCCTCGAAAACTCGAAACCGGCGAGTCTCGATTTTTACGTTCGCGCTCGCGAGCATCATTCCGGCGATCTGGTTTTGATCGAGCGGAGCGAATGGGACTCGGAGGATTTGCCGACGCGGTCGGAAATCGAACGCCGGAAACTCGAGCTCGCGACGTCTGTTTGAAAGGTTTGAAAATGGGTTTCGAATACGAGCACTTACCGCACTACCTAAGCCTCGGCGCTGGCGTTCAGTCGTCGACGCTCGCTCTCATGTACGCGACCGGCGAGCTCTCTCCGATGCCAAAGGCGGCGATTTTCGCCGACACACAGGGAGAGCCCGAGAGCGTTTACAAGTGGCTCGAGTGGCTCGAAGAAAAACTACCGTTTCCGGTTCACCGAGTCACGGCGGGGAATCTCGCGAAAACCGTTTCAACGTTAAGGACAAAGAAAACCGGAGAAACGTATTCCGAAAGTAACATTCCGTTTTTTGCGCTCGACGAGCATGGACGAACGTCCGGTTTTCTGAAGCGTCAATGTACATCGACATACAAAATTCAACCGATCAACAAGCATTTGAGAAAAGCCGGGAAAGTTAAAAGAGGTGAAAAAAACGTTCGTCTGGTGAGTGTTATAGGTATTAGCACAGACGAATTTCAGCGAATGAAACCGGCTCGCGACCCGTGGCTCGTTCACCGATGGCCGTTAATTGAAAATCGAATTTCCCGGCTCGTTTGCATTGAATGGATGAGAAAAAAGGGTTTTCCGTCTCCTCCTCGATCAGCGTGTTCCTTTTGCGCTTTCAAATCAGATAAAGAGTGGCGCGAGTTAAAGAATAACCAACCAGAGGCGTTTTCGTTCGCTGTTAAAACCGAGCGGGAATTACAAAAAGCAAAAGCAGAAAACGACAACTTCAAAGGATCGGCGTTTTTGCATCGGTCATGCAAACCGCTCGACTCGATCGATTTCCGCTCGGACGTCGAGCGAGGACAGCAGGTTTTCTGGGACGACGAGTGTGAGGGGATGTGCGGGGTTTGAGCTCGCGACGTCTGTTTGAATTTTTTTCTATTTGAGAGGGTTGAATGTCACTACTGAACGGGATTATCTCCGGCGTCGTCGCAGCGCCGAGAGTCACAACAATTTACGGCGGCGGCGGTCTCGGGAAATCGACGTTCGCGAGTCGGTTTCCGAATCCCCTGTTTATCAGCTATGAGGCGGGAACGAACGACCTCGAGGTAAATCGAACGCCCCTGGTTACCGACTCCGGTCTCGCTCTCGGCGTTCTAAACGAGCTCGCTCATGATTCCGAACACGGTTTCCGAACGGTCGTTATCGACTCCGCCGACGCAGCGGAAACGCTCTTTCGGCGCGAGGTCATCCGCGCAGGAGTGAAAGACAGTTTCGGAAAACGAGACTTCGCAGTTTCCATGAAATTCGAGGAGCTATTGCGAACGCTCTCCGCAGTAAAGGCGAGCGGTCTCGAGGTCGTCGTTATCGCTCACGCGGGACTACAGCGGATCGAGAATCCCGACGGAACCTCCTGGGATTGCTACGGACCCAAACTCTCGAAACGGAACGGACCCTCGCTCGTCGAGTTCTCCGACGAGGTTTTGTTCGTCCGGCGTCGCGTGTTCCAGCGAAAGGTCGAGGAGGATTTCGGTCGCGAGCGGAAAATCGCCAAAAACGCCGGAGGGGTCGAGGCGATCACACAAGCCGAACCGGGTCACATTGCAAAAAGTCGCCTCGAGCTACCCGAGCGGTTCGATTTCTGGAATTTCGAGGAATACGCGGAACACAATTCGCGAATCTAAAAACACGTTTCACAACTACAACAACGAAAGAGAGAGGGAAAAATGGATCTGTCAAAATTCTACGCGAGCGAGGAACCCGAAAGCCTCGAGAGGACACCGGTTCCAGCAGGGCATTACCTCGCGGTCATCAGCGATACCGAATCCAAGTTAACGCGGAAAGCGCAGGAGAGCGGGAACAAAAACGACGGTTTCTACTTGTCGATTACGTTCGACATTATCGAGGGACCATGCCAAGGCCGAAAGGTTTTCCACAACGTCAATTTGCTAAACCAGAGCGAGAAGGCGGTTCAGATTGGACGGCATGAGCTCGCGGCGATCTATCGAGCTCTCGGACTCGAGAACGTGAAAACCGACGAGGAGCTCCGCGACAAGCCGTTAATGATCGAGACGTTTATCGAGGTCTCGGACGGGTTCCCCGATACGGCTCGCGTCAAAAAGTTTTCAGCGGCGCAGGGATCCCCAGTCCAGGCGACGGCGAAACCGACGTCCTGGGATACCGGCAGCGACGACGATTCGCCGTTTTAATCGTTCGACTCCGAGGTCGAGCGAGTAGCTATCGAAACCGCGAACAGTGGCGCGGCGACGATCCGAGGAGCATCTCCTCGGCGGTCTCATGTTTCCAAACCGAGAGAGGGAGGATTCTCGATGCGTTACGAACCTTACAAACACCAGGCGAAAGCGCTCGCCGACCTTTACGACTATTGTCGCAAGCGTCCCGGCAGCGGAGAGACCAGCAAGGGCGACCCGGCGCTCGTTCTGCCGACCGGAGCGGGGAAAAGCCTCGTTATCGCCGAGGCGGTCGGAAAGGTTCTCGAGTGCGGAAAACGAGCTCTCGTTCTGCATCACAACGCGGAGCTCATCGCTCAAAATTCCGCCTGTTACGCGAGGCAGTTTCCGACGTCGGATTTCGGTATTAACTGCGCGGGACTCGGTCGCCGAGATTTTGAGCAGGACGTCGTTTTTTGCTCTATCCAGTCGGTTTACCAATACGCGGCGGAGTTTGGAGCGAGAGCGGCAGTTTTCGTCGACGAGTGTCATTTGATAAACCCGCTCGACGAGACAATGTTCGCGAAATTCCTCTCGGACATAAAACGACTCGCCGACTCGAGGGTTATCGGTCTCACGGCGACGCCTTACAGAATGAAACTTGGATTGATTGCGGGACCAGGTCGACCGTTCTCGCATATCGCGCACACTACAACGATTCCCGAGCTAATCGAGGCCGACCGAATCTCGCCGGTTCGAAACGCAAAAACCGAGACGTCGGTTTCGATGGACGGTTGCAGAATAAACCGAGGCGAGTTCGTTCTCGAGGAAATGGCGAGTCGGTTCGCAACGGCGACCGAGGCAGCGGTTCGCGAGATTGTCGAGACCGCCGAGAGAGAGAGTCGGAAACATTGTCTCATTTTCACGGCGTCGGTTTCGAACGCCGAACAGACCGCGAACCTAATCCGGAAGATTTCCGGCGAGGATGCGAGAGTCGTCTCGGGAATGTCGACGCCTCTCGAGCGAGCGACGAATCTCGAGCTATTCCGATCCGGCGATTTGCGGTTCCTGGTCAACGTGAACGTTCTGACGACGGGATTCGACGCGCCACATATCGACCTGCTCGCAGTCCTGCGAGCGACGACCTCGCCGGGATTGTTCGCGCAGATTTGCGGG